ATGTTAATGAATAACTGCTGTTTTCTGGGTAACTAGCGGTCATAGGGACCTGAAAGTCAAACGTTCTAAAGCTTACTTTTGAACTAGATATCTGACGGGACGGTATACTACCACCTTGGGCATATAACAATAAATCTCCTGAATCCCCACTAAATATATCCCCTATACTTTTAACACGAAATACATTATTACGCGCAAGGCCACGCTTCGTAATGGTATTGTAAAAGTCTGTAATACCGTATCCGGTCTGTTGCGCCATATATAATATTTAATACCTGAACATAAAAAAAGCCCCACTTAAAGTGAGGCTTTTGAAAGTAACCTAAGACCGTTTTATACGTGTCTCCAGTAGTGATAGGCTAAAGTGGCAGTAAAGGTGGTGACTGCACCAGTACCTTCTAAGTTGTAATCAGTAGTGCCGAGGGTCTTTACATACACACCGTAAAGTCTATATGTATTAACTACGTTTTGCTGATCGTCTAATTGCTCTAATTGGATTAGTTTGTCAATACCACGAACCGATAGGTCGCCAGTACTGGTACTATCATCGAACACTTTATTGATTTGCCAATCTTCAAGCTTCTTACGAATAACACCTTTTGAGTCGTTACGGAATACGACACTCCAACCATCAGAGCCAGGGTATGTGACAGTACCTGGCATATTGAACGGAAGACCCATAAAGGTTGCTTGTTGATTAGTGATTGCTCTATCTGGAAGCTGTTTTGTAGTGATATATACAAAATCGTCTTCGTTAAATGTGTCCTCGCCAATAGAGGTAACACGTAACATAAAGTCACGTGAGAATCCTCTTGATTGGGCTACTCTATAGAAGTCTTGAATTGTTTGTGCCATGGTGTTTAATTACTTAGGATTAACCTTGTAAGAGTTCGTTGAAGTTTTGTGAAGTCTTAGTTGCGTAGAAGTTTACCAAGATAAACTCTGCGGCGCGAACTGGCTTAATGTAAATGTCAACAACCATTGTGTTGTCATCGATTACATCAGATGTATTGTTCGTGTCATTACATACTAACAAGTAGTCGTAAAGGCCTTGAGTATTTTTAGCAAGTTCAAACAACGGACTTAAAGTATTTACCGCGCGTGTGCGTGTAAATGTTGTGTTTGGCTCGAATACGAAGTATCTCATCGTACGAAGTGTCGCTTTCTCAAGGAAGAGGAATAGACGACGTACATTAATACGATCAAATGCACTTGGAGCTTTTAGTAAGGTCTTTTGACCCATTACTACGTAACCGTCATTCGGGAAGTATACTAATGGATTGATTGATACCTTATAGAGTAAATCGCGTTGTTTTTGTTGTGGGTTAATTGCGATGTCTGAAAGACCGTTAATGATACCACGGGTTAGACCGGCTGGTGCAATCCATGGATAAGATACAGCGTCACTTGCAGTCATCATAGCTGCTGCATAACCAGAAACTGGTAGCCATACTCCCTTTGAAGAGAATTGGTCATTTACTTTTACCCAGTTACCGTAAGTTGTAGCATAACTTGAATTGTATGCGCCGTAAAGGTTACGTAGTGGCCAGTAAACGTTTTGCGAGAAGTTCTTGATCTTGTTATCAAGAGTCTTGTAATTTTCACCAGTTACGAATACGTGACGGATTGGGTCAGATACGAAAAGGTGGTCCTTACGACGACTTCTTGCGAATTCTTCGAACTTAGATGTAATAGAAGACCATTTTGTTACGAGATCGTTGCTTACTGGATTACCAGATGAAGCACTGAGCGCGTTAACTTGCGCAATAAGACCGTTTGTAATGGTTGTGTCATCGTAAGCAGATACGCCAAGTACTTGTGTTACTGCATAGATCGTTGAAAGACCAGCGTCAATTGTAATGTCGATATCAATTGTGTCAGTGTTTTCAGCAAGATTTAATACTGCGTCGAGCTTTGTAGCAACGTCGCCGATTGGCTTTGCAGTAGTAGATGGAAGACTGTCAGCATATACACCGAGGGCGTATAAGTTGTTTGCAGCATTGAATGTGCCTGGCTTTACGTTGAGGTAAGCTGAAGCAGTATTGTAGAATGTGTCTCCGTCAGTACCGGTTGTGGTCTTAAAGATTCTTACATTCTTTGTTGAGTTGCCGTTATTATCTAACCAATTGGTTAGATTCATATTTGGGTTAACAAGAACGGTAAGGTTATTTGAATTGTCATTAGCTACAGTTTGTAGATAGAATGACATTGGCTTACCACCGAGTGGGTCTTGAATTTGACGTTGGGTATAAAGTGAACCAGTGTAGCCTTCTTGAATTACATATTGTAATGTAGTTGTGGTTGGCGAGAATGGCGAAGGACGGACTCTGAATAATGAAAGAATTACTGAGTCACTATAACCAGATGCAGCGATGTTAAATGTTGGTACATTTTCGATATCACGAGACATACTGTCAAAGCCTTGTGTTTGAGTTGCACTTAACGAAAAACCGATACGGCTTTGTGGTACAACAGTGTAGATAGTAGCATTAGCTAATGCACCATCAACGAAGTAGGTACTACCAATAGTCTTGATATTGACAGTGTCATCGAAATCAGATGCTGGATTGTTACTAAAAGCGTCAGATAAATTGAGATAGTAGCCTTCGAACTTTTCGTTGATTGTAGTTTTTGCTTCGTTAAGAACAACTAAACCAGCTTTTGCTAAACCAGTTACAACGTTAGTACCAGAAACTGTAAAACTACTTAAACCAATGTTACCAGTTGTTTGGGTCCAGTTAAGACCGCCTTGCTTAATAGTTTGGTATTGGGATTCTGTTAAGGATACTAATGCGGGTTCACCGAAATAATAACCTTGGGCAGAACTTAATGGAATTGTACCAGCAACAGCAGCTGCAGTAGCGTATGTACTAGTATCTGTTGGGATTGCCATTACTGGGTATGCTAAAGCACTATACTCACTGGTTGTACCTTCACCAGCATCACTGCCGTATGGTAAGCGAGCAACTTTAATTGTGGGATTACCACCAGCACCAAAAAGCTGTCTTACTGAATAGTAAAAATATCTTTCAGCAGCATTTGTAGGTGTTCCGTATACAGTTTCAAACTCGGTTAGAGAAGAAAGCTCGACGATTTCGTAGGTTGGGCCTTGAGGTGCAAATCCTGCAGCAAACACGTTAGTGCCGGCTGGAGTGACCGCTCTTGTTGAGAGATCGATCTCACGAATTTCTACACCTGGGGAATTTATTGTGCGTAGTGATGCCATAGTAAAAAGGTTATACTATTATTTATGCGTTTCCGGAGCGGAAACCGGAAATTTTAAAGAAGTTCCGCTTTTAGTTGCCCAAACGAGAAAGTAAAAGATGATTCAATTTGCTCACTGTCTCTATAATTGTATGTCAATTCCCCTAAACCAGTAATAAAGGCATTAGAGTATGTAAATTGTATTTTTTTATTATTGTACTCATCTAAACCATAAACAGTGATATTTGTTTGGTAGCTATTACTTTGCTTGCCGTTTGGATCTTGAATACCATCAGCATTGTAATATCCCGCGTATGAGTTATTAATAAGATCAAGCCATTTCCACAATACCCACCAATTATTGTATCCGTTGTCTACTGTAAAGCTAACACTTACCGGGGTGTATGCCGGTCTATTATAACTAGTGTATGGCGCTACCTGCCCGGCAAATGGTAATGCAATCTCGGGTACAGTTATATTAGGAACTATACCACCATAGACGGAATATTGCAAACTATCCTGATTAAGGAAACTTGTATCTCTATCCCCGGCGGAGATTTTATTAATTTGTTTGAGTACGTCAGGAAGATTTAAGACAAGTAAGAACTTGTCTTTTCTATTCTTATTGAGTATAGATTGCTGTACTGCACTCATTCATTATTACTTACGGAAGTGTTTGTTAGTAGTAATGTAAAAATCTCTGACACTTTCTGAAATAATACTTTCGAGCGCAGTACCTGGAGGCGCTTTTACTTTTTTACCTGCTCGAGCTGATAGTTCTTTTATTCTCACATTATCATCAGCAGTGCGACTGAATCCTTGTTTACGTGTTAATTTTTTTAATTCTGCTTGCTCATCCTTATTAAGTGG